AGGCATATAGACCAACAACAGCGCCACCAGCTCCAATTGTTCGTGTTGCGGTAGAAGAACCGCTAACTCCAACTGTTGGGTCTGCAATAACGATACGTGGGTAGTAAACAGCTGCTGCTGCACTTGGTGTGTAGGTTGAAGCTAACTGTAGCTGGGTGCTAGCTGTTGAAGCGTTTCCTACTGGAAGATCTGATCCATCAATAACAACAAACACATCTCCGCGAGCCTCTGCGTAAGCAATTGCTGCGTTTACTGTTGTAGCGTCTGTACGACCTGCAACATTGAGAGTAAGTGAGTTAAGGACAGTATCAAAAGCGGTGTAAGTAGTAATATTAGTAATAGCACCACCGTTTGCACCTGAGGCCAAAGACCCATTAGCAACTGTTGCTGGGTTTCTAGTTCCACCGGTAGCAGCAGATGCTTGATCTATTGCAAATACAAAGTTAGATGTGCTGTTAATAACAGACAGAGCATAACGAGCATTTGATGATGTCATCGATAGATCTGTAAATGTTTCAACAATATCAGCGTCTGTGTTTCCACCTTTGTAAACCGTTAAGTTAAATAGGCCTGCTGTTGCTGAATCTGTGATAGTAACGTTTAGATCGTTACCCCAAGTACCGGCGTTTAACGCTTGAATACGAAGAGTAGGAGCTGGTGTACCAGCACGATCATTGATGGTTCTAAATGCAGATACAGAACCTGCGCCTACGGCACGGGCTACATATGCACGGTTTCCACCGTTTTGAAAGAATGTGTACAGTGCTAGAGGAAGTTCATTTCCAGCAGCTGTATTATAAGTTCCAAAGAACTTTGTGTACTCACTCCAAGAGTTAACAAGAACTGGTGTCAGTGGGCCTTTGTCATTGGCGCCATAGAAAGCAGCAATTGTTGTTGATAATGGAGCAGCTATAGTTTGAACGGGATTAAGCGTCTCTTGAACGTAAACCCCAGGGCGACTAAATGGCATTAATTTATCTCCTTAGTTATATACATAGATGCGATTTATTGAACCGGATTGTAGGTAGAAGGGATGTTCGAGTTTGTAGTGTTTACAGAGACGGTACTAGCAACACGTGTAGAAGTAGCCTGCTCAGCAGACATCTCACTAATCACTCTGATTGTTAGTACGTTACGAAGAAGGCGTCTGTTTCCAGTTTCGCTATCTGTCGTATCCCGCGTTGTAAATCCATCAAGGAACAGATGGCGTCGGGAACTTTCGGTCCCTAGCTGATTAGGTACTACTAAGTACCCGAACTTTGATGGAAATTTTCTCATTAGTTGCAGCATGATAGCTCTATCATGCCGAGGGTGCCTAGCGTGCGACATGATCTGGTAGACCAGGTCATACGCAACAGGCACATCGTAAGTAAAAACATAATCTCCAACAGGAGTTTGAGTTCCTCTGTTGTCGGTATCAGAAAAACGACCCTGTGTTTGGCGGTCGTTTGCCGGGACAATGTCAATAAGATCAATAGTAATAAACGGAAAATCTTGTGTGCGAATTTCAACGTCAGGATAGCCAAACCAAACCTTTACTTGCCTGGTTGGGTTCTTTTCATCGGATACGGTCATACCGTTAAGTAAAGTTTTAATAGCCAAATCTTCGGCAACAATAAAAGGATTACTCATTAGAGGCCCACCCCTTCTTCTAAAACATACATAACAGATTTTAATCCAATTATGTCTGCAATATATTTGTCAGCTCTATCGGCAAAAGGTCGTAGGACGGCGTTTGGGTTTCCACCATCGCCGTACTCTAGGTTTTGGATTGCCTCAAAAGAGGCTTCATCTGAGCAGCTGATGTAAAGAATTCCGTAGTCATAAGTAATTTCTAGAGCGTCTACAAGATTTACAGGCCAGCCGGCGGACAGGGAAAATGCTCTAAGGCTTTCTTTAAGAACGGGCAGCATTTCATCTACTGCTTCTTGAGAAAGGAAGTCGGCTTCTTTACTTGTTAATAACACGTCGAAGCACTCTTCCTGCTGTATACGCACCCGCTAAGCCATACCAAAGTTTTTTACTATCCTTTGCCGACATCATTCCTTGAGTTGCAGCTTTAATGAACTCAACAGTGTCAGGACCATCTACTTTTTTATCGTAGGGCATGGCAATCTCCAATCGGAGTAGGCAACGTAAAACGCAGGGGTAGAGCTTTGATCCCGCACAGGATCATTTAAATCATAAAGCAAGAAGCCCCCTTTCGGGGGCTAATCGCTTACTTCTTTTTTGGCTTACTTGCCGTAGTTTGTGTTGGACCGTCAAAGTGAACGGTCTTAGTCACAATCTTTTTAACCTTTGGGCCACCCATAACCTGAGTAGAACTCATGTTCTTAACAGGCTTTTTGGCGGCTATTTTTACAGCCTTACCAAGCGATGCCTTTAACCCATTTTTGTTGTTCATTTACTTCTTCTTAATCTTCTTAGCTAATTTAGCGTCGTTCTTTTCATCTTTTTTCTCAAATTTTTTCTTTTGAGCAGGGGTCATGCCTTTGGTCCACTTTTTGTCATCGTGTGCCATTACATGCCCTTCTTTCTGACCATTGAAGATTTCTTACCCTTTGCAGGTACATCCCTCTTGGCAGCAAACTTCTTGTTCGCCGCTTGCAGGCTCTTCATTCCGTGCTTGTTCTTTGGTGCTCCACAGCCGCAAGTCGCGCACATTACTTCTTCTTCTTACGAAGGGAAGCAAAGTCAGACTTCTCTAACTTGCCATCTTTATCCATATCAAGCTTCTTTTGCTTTGGTGACATTTTCTTTGCAGTCTTCTTGCAAGCGCCTTTACAGCCCGGCTTTGAACAACCGCATCCGCATCCTTTGCACATTATTTTTTCTTCTTTCTGGAGGCCGCAGCGTTGTCGACAAGGTTAGGGTAAGGGCGGCCAGCTGCCTTAGCCTTTGCTTTTGCAGAAGACTTCTGCTTCTTACTTAGTTTACTCGTTGTTTCTGGTGACGGATCCTTCTTGTCCCAGAAAGCTTTTTTCTTAGGTGCCATTAGAACGTAATCGCCATAACCGCTACGGAAGGTGTACCAGAAGCACTTATTGCATATAGATCTGTTCCAGCAACTACCGGGTCAATAATTGTAGTTTCTCCAGAATTAAGGCGAAGGCCGTTAGAACTTGTTACTCCCGTAATTCCAACAAATACATTTATGGAAGCATCAAGGTTCTTTACATAAATTTTATAATGGGAAGACGGGGTTCCTCCAACCGTATTAATCTTTGTAGCCGTGCTTGAATTAAGCGCAATTTGCGCGGTTGCTAGTGCCATTATGCTGGTCCAATCGTGGTAATCGTTCCTGAAGAGCCTCTGTACTTCAGGGCTCCCGCTTCTACGTAAAGGATACCACCGCCGGTCAAGTTAGCGGCAGGGGCTGTTCCATTTTGCATAAGAAGTCTATCTGCGTTGACGTACTGGAAGTAGTCAATAGCCCCTAAAGAACCACCTGTTCCTGAAAGAGCAACTAAAGTTGAGGTTGGTTTATCAAAGATGGTGTTAATGATTGAGTAGAAGCCGTTCAGTACAACTGGGGCAACGTTGTTTAATGCTGAGGTTAGTAGTTGAGAGTTTGCTAGAGTTAGAAAGCTTCCAGCAGCAGATGTGACAGCGTTAGTTGACGCAGCGACTACTACCGTCTGTACTAGGCTTAAACTTCCAGCAGTTAAAACTGGAGAGACAGTGCTTCCATTTTTAACAAGCACATTTGCACTTGCGTTATTTACTGTTATTAAATATGTATTACCGCCATAAATGTCAACTATTCCGCTTCCAGTAATACTTGCAGCAGCAAAGTCAGTTAGGCGAAGAAATACGTAGGTAGCAGTACTGCTCTTTGTAAACGTGCCAGAAATATCGCAGTTAAGGATGTTTACGCCTCCTACACCACTTGGTGTAGTGACAGTTAAATTTGTCATCTTTAATCCTGAAATAGTACAACCAGTGTTTGTGGTTACAGTTCCAGAAATTACGATGTTTCCACCTATAAGCCCAGGACCAGTTAAGACTGTGTATTGGTATGTAATTGATGGATTTTCAGTATAAGTTCCTGGATGAATAATAACTGTTCGTCGGTCACCAGTGACTAAAGTAAGTGCTTTAGTAATAGAGGCAACTGGGTTTAGTATGTCACCATTGCCAGTAGTGTCATTTCCATCTACTTGGCTAACGTGAATTTCATTGTCATAGCCAAGGAATTTTGTTTGGTAGGTACTTGAAGCTACCGCAGTTTCTAATTTGTTAGAATCTAAGGCACTAAGGGCTGTATTAAGGGTTGTACCCCAGCCAGTACCGCCAACCGTT